TCAGGCGCACCCCGTTAGCTGCCGAGGTGGTGCTGCTGTTTGGCAGGCTGGTCAGATAACGCAGGCCAGAACGGCGGCGAATACCGCCCTGCGGCTGGCAGACAACATTGGTGGCTTCCTCGAGCGCATTAGCGTAAGCCGCCAGGTCAACCCTAGACCGCAGCAACGGGTCAAGTTCACCGCTGCCAAAGTTAGTCTGGATCGATACGAAGCGAGTCATCAGTACCTCACCGCAATCAGACTAAAGTCATTGATGCTGTTGCTCGGCTGACCGGCGCCATCGATCTGCATGGCGGTACGCAGATAACCACCACGGCCATTGTCAGAAGGCGCCCCAACAGCAACGCCCTGCCAGTAGCTGGCCTTGTCACCTTGGTCCGTGATTGGCATTGCCAGATGCCACGCCATCATGTACTTGAGCAGCTGGATGAAATAGACCGGCAGAGAGTATTCCGGGACTGAGTACGGGTAGTCAATCCAGACTGCCGTGTAGTCAGTCATTACCGTATCGCCAAAGATTCGGTATTCCTTGCGCGGATAGTCACCAGGCGATGCACTGGTAAACAGCGCCCTGGGCGGTCCAATCTTGTCACCAGGCAGCGCGTATTCGTACTTGTACTCTGTGGTCGGTGTAGTCACCAATTGCGCCAGAGCCACTTTCTTGAAACTGAATGACCACGGGTAGATCAGTAGCGCCTGATCGCGGATATCTGCGTACAGACGATCACAGGTATTGGCCTCATCCGTCCCATCGTTAAACGAAGAGATCGGCTTTGCGCCAAGCATTATCAGCGCGTCAGAACAAACGGAAAGGGCTGAATCACCTGCTGCCATTTGGCGCTCCCAGTACTTGTCTTGTCCATCCACTCATAGAGCGAATGTTGGCAGCTAACCCAGCAGAAATGTCTTTTTGAATTGCAGAGTGCCATTCATCAAGATTTGTTTTGCTTTTCCACGGAGCGCCACGCGGATTAGATGCTCCAACCTTTGACGCATCATGTTTAACTTGCGTATCAAAAAACTGCTCATTATCAGGAACTAGGTCAATTGGGCATCCACAAAGGATCACCTCATCATAACCAAGCAGGCTTGCGATACGGGCCGCTCCCCAGCCAGAAGTCCCACGAACACCAGCAAGGCACGGCCAAACACAATCTATTGAATTCAAATCATCAGGCTTGATACTTGACTTGTATGGAGAGTGGACAACAACTTCATCACCCCACTTTTCTCGGTGCAGTTTTTTCATCCTGACAGCATGTTCTGGATGATGCGTCACAGCATGTCTCGCTTTAACGATTGACACCGAAAACTTTACAGCAATTACATCAGCGCTTGGCCTAAGTTCAAAAGCTTTAGACAAATCGCTTGAAACACAAGTGGCAGAACCGACAACAAGGACGGCTCTGCCACCCCACTGCATTAGTCCGTATCCGTTGCAGTCACGGTCACGCCGTCAGTGATATCCACTACCGTACCGGTATTGGAGTTCACATAGGCGGTAGACATCACCGGAGTGCCACCCGTTGCCGAGTAGCAGAAGATCAGATCGCCAACCTTGAGGATGGAAGCCACGGTATTGAAATACCCCGAAGCGCGGATGACCGACTGGGCATCAGTGCTGCTGTAGGTATAAATAGCCGGGGCATTACCAGCCTTCGATTGACCACCAACGGCATTAAAGCCAGTCGCGGAAAAAGCCATGATTTATTGCTCCTTATGCGGTTTCGCGGCAGGTGATTTTGACGATACCTTCATCGTCGATGGCAATCGCACCAGCCGAGAACACTTCGTTAACCAGGAACGAAGTTTTTTCAGCAATGTAATTGATCTCGGTACGCATTCCAATGCCTTCACCGTAGCCAACAGCCATCTGGTGGAAAGCAAAGCAAGAACGATCCAGAGAACCATCAATAACCAGGCCACCCTCGGAACGATCACCAAGCATATGGAAGGTAAAGCCCAGGAACGAATTGATATCGCCCTGCACCAGCGCCTTCACGCTGTTGAAGTCGCTAGAGGTAACAGAGGTTTCCGACAGCAGCGAAGCAAGACCATTGCCGTGGATAATGATGTGACGGCCTTCCGGCGGCACATTGTTCTTATCCATCAAACGCTTGGCTTCACGCAGCTTTGCCACATTGAGGTTGCTGTCCGTGCCGCCAATGTCATTGCTGACGGTCAGCGAGGTGCTAGAAGCAGTCAGCGCATCCAGAATAATCTGGTCTTGACGGCGGCCCATCGCGGAAGCAACAACTTGCACCAGTTCTTGGCGCTCGTCAAAGTTCACTTTGGCTTGGTTGAAAATGTCAGAGTACTCGGCAGCGTTGTAATCAACCAGGGTACAGGTGACGGTGGAGAAAGCGACATTCAGCGGGGTGACATCGGTCTGCGGAACGCGAACCGTTGCTACGCCCTTGCCCACTTTCGGGAACTTCACAGTGCTGCCTTCAACCCCTCGACGCTGGCGAACTGCCGGAACCAGCAAAGCTTTACCTTGGTAAGCTTGCTTGACCTCTGCATCGAAAAGGGTAACAAAGGCGTTGGAGAGAGAAACGCTCATGTTATTACCTCATTCAAAAATTTAGGATTTGGGTTCTCGCGCCGGTATGCCAAGAATCTGGGCCGAATGCTTGTTGGTTACGCCAACCACGCGACAGCGCTTGCTGTAAGAAGGGCCAAAAATCCGGTATGCCTTGGGCTGGATCATACGCCCCCGGTTGTAGAAAGCAAGCGCTAACTTAAAAAAAACCCCCGGTGGATGGCCGGGGGAAAGGTGGCGGCGAAGAAACTTACAAATAGCTTACTGGAAGCTGGCGGAGAACATCCGCTCCACTTTCTGACGGAATGCCGGGTCGGTCTTGTACTTGGGATCGGCAACCATCTGGTACAACTCGTCCTTGCTGGGAGCGTTAGAGGGCGGCATAGAGTTGGTTGGGATACGGGTTCCCTCGTAGGACTCCCGCAGCTTCATCAGCGCTTTAATGCCGTTGGCCGTCCCGCCCATGACTTTGAATTCCTCAAAGTCATCTTTGCCCCAAATTCCCTTGCGGACCAGGCCGGATGCCCAGTCAACCATCCCTTTGACAACCGCATCCGCATTCGGACCAAGCGCAGCTTTTTCCTGCTGGAGAGACTTAACCTGGGCCTCGACATTCCCAGCCCCCATCTTGACCACTTCACCAACAAGGTCATCTAGCGCTCCTTGACTGAGGCCGTACTTTTGCGCCCAGCCCATGACATGACTGCGGAGAGGATCGTCTTCAGGGATCGAGCCGAAGGCGGCGGTATCGTACTTTCCATCGGCTGGGGCTTTGTGCTTGCCCTGGCTGATTTGCTTGCGGAGATCACCCCAGCTTTTGGCGATGCCTTCAAGGTCCGGCTCGCTGGTGTCTTTCTTCCAGAAGTTTTCCGGCCAGAAGTCTGGTCTTTCGAGAGGCTCTTCATCGGTAGACGCATCCTCTGCTTTGTGTGCAATGACAACATTCTGGGTGTTTGGCTGGGCCTCGCTGTCATCAGTAACTGTCGCTGAGTCGAGTAGGCCAACTTCACCGCCAGAAGACTCGGTGTTGCTAGGCTCGGTTCCTTGCGATTCCATTAAGTATTCCCTTGATTAATTGCTCGCTTCATCCGCGCTTCAATGTCCCGTATCACGCTGTTCTGGCCTTCACGGTAGAATGCATGAGCCGGTTCGCTACCAGGCACGGCAACCGGTTGCTCTAAGTAGACAGCACGAAGCCATTCAGTCAGCTTCTTGCCATCCTCGTTTGAGAAAACACGGAATGTCAGCCGGTCCAGGTCATCCCTAGCATCTGAAACACTCCGTGCATCCTTGGGTGCTGCGGCTTCCAGATCATCCCATCCAGCCATTACGCCCCCATTGCTTGCTGTATTGCGCCTGCTGCGGCCTCTGGATTAGCCTGTGCCGCCTGCTGCGCCATCTGCGCCATGTCTTGCATACGCTGCGCCCTCTCTGCTGGGCTGGTCCTGAGTTTAGCCGGGATGCCAAGCTTTTCGCCAATGTAGTCGAGCATCTCGCCAACCTTCAGCGACATCGGGCCTTCCGGTCCAGCCCCCTGGGCGATCTGCGCGAATTGCAGTACCTTGTTGACCTCGTCCATCGACTGCGCCATAGCCAGCGGAGCCACTGGCGTGATGCGAACCTCAAGGCCATTGACTTTCAAAGGCAGGTCAACCAAGCCGCGAGAGTCCATGACCTCCAGCGTCTTGGTCACCAGCGGGATCATTGTCTCGTTGATCAGTCGGCCAAAGGCGCTACCCAGATTCTGGGACAGTTCCTTCATACGCTCGACTACCTCAGTCGCAGACCTGGCGCTCATGTTGTCCGGCGGCAGAGACTCGTCCAGCAGTATCCGCTTGATGGACATCTGCAAGTTGTTGATCACGATCTGGCTGACATTGAAGTCACCACTACGCGGCAATGCCTTGAGTGCCTCACCCTGTGGGCCACCGTTCCTGGCTACCGGGATGATGGCGCCTGGAACGATCTTGACTGTGTTCGGGTTCAACACGCCGTCATCCGCTGCGGTATAGACACCGGCAATGGCAAGGCTGGCGTTCTTGAGCAGCAACTCCAGCGTCTTGTTCAGCGTCTTGATATCAGGCAGCGCAGTGATCAGCGGTCCACGGCCATAGATTTCACCGGCCACCTTCATGTAGCGAGCCACAACCCACGGGCTGTACGGCATCACGCGGTAGACAACCTCGGTCTTGCTTTCTTTGTGGATGACATAGTAGCCATACTTGCCTGACCTATAGTCAAAGACCGTAGCCTCTACCAACTCAACATCATCTGTCGGCTTGTCATCAATCTTCTTTTGCAACTCAGGATCGATCTTTGCGTCCTTCCACTGCTGCTGAATTGACTCACCCTTGATCCGCATGCGCCGATAGACATTGTCCACCTGACCGTTCGCGCCCTCTTCAAAGGACACAAGGTATTGCGGCACAGGTACAAAGTTGATCGGACTGACATCATCACCAGGCTGCACAATCATCACTGCCGTTCCGACAGCCAAGTCGAGCAAGAACTCGCCCATAGCAATGTCGAAGTTAGACTGCTTAAGCGTTGCGAACAGTTTGTCTGTGTAGACATCCAGCGCCGCCTGCGCTTCATTTTTCCTATCTTCAGGAATATCAGGACCTGGCTCCAGCCTGCACCATGAACGCTGCGGCGGGAAGATTCCAGATTGCAGTCGGTTGGCAAAGCGCTGCGTCGAGTTGATGGCCGTCGAGTCGAAGACCCGCGCCATCTTCTTGCTGCCGCCAACCTTACCTTCCCAGTAGCCGTCATACAGATTGCGCTGCGGTAGAGCAAACTCATACGCTTCATCATAGAGATCGCGGAAATCATCCTTCTTCCGCATAGCAATGTCATGCCGCTTGATCAAGTCTTCCGGCGATAGTTTCAATTCAGCCATTATTCAGACTCCGCGTCATTTAACAATGGCCTATTGTTAAGGCGATTGTTTTTTTTCATTTTTTCAAAATCTTGTTTTGTAATGCCAACTGCATCTGGATTTTTTCCTGTACTACGCATGTAATGTTCTTTCCATGCAGTAGGATGATCTTCCGATTTGAGCATATCTCCGCTTTCGGTAGATGACGGCCAATGATATTTATTTTTATCGTATGGATCTCTTTGTGGATAAAGCCCAGCTTTCCATGCCGCACGATAATTATAGTCAGTTGTATTTAAGTCTGGAGACTCGTCAAATTCTTTTGTGTATTCTTTGTACCAACCAGTGTTTTTTATCCAAGATAAAAAAACTTTTTCTTCTTCTGGTGACAGTTCTGATTCAGCCATGATTAACTCTTTTCTTTCTGGTATTTGCGTAGCAAACTTCGTCCCTTTGCAGCAAGCCTTGCTGCCGCTTCTTGTGTTCTAGGCACTGGCTCACCCCACGCATTCGCAGCCAATGCCAATCGCGTTGGCTTACCCTTGTCGTTTACCAAAGGTCCACTTAGGTTTGTATAAAACCTAGCCAGGAATGATCCCTTGCGTCTTGCTTTTTGTCCCGTTGGACTTGACTCTTTAACACCTGGCTGCAAGTTCTTACTCTCACCAGAGCGCTCAAACTTGCGCCTTCCAGCCTCGGTCAAACCGCCCTTTGGGTCTTTGATCATCTGAACCTCGCGGTTTTCTTAGCCACAGATTCCGGTTGCTTGACAAACTGCTTACCCTTGGCAGAGCCTTCGCGCTTGGCGCGGGTGGTGGCTGCGTACTCGGACGGGCTGAGTGCTTTAATGGCGGCTTCTGGAAGGTAGCGCTCGCCCGTGTCTGAACTGCGTTTACCAGACTTTGTGCGCCACTTCTGCGCGGTCCATTCCTGCAAAGATTTCTGCGGGTCTTTCACTTGTAACCCCCACCCTTTTCTTTGTATTGCCTGGCTAACAGTTGAGCCTTACGCGCAGACCACTCACCCGCCGCCGTACCTTGCACGGCGCGGCCTTTGATTGACTCAAACAAAGACATACGCATCAGCGGCTTGGTGTAGTTGCCTGCCGCATTAACTTTAGACTTGGGTTTCTCCATTTCATTTATTTTTTTTCATTGCGTTGGTGGCGGTGCGTTGGCCGCGCATTGGCATAGGTCTGGCAACCGCGCCATTCTCTGCGGATTTTGCCTTGTACTCGCGCATGACTTTCTTGACCTTGGCCTGCATCTTGTCTTTGTGTT